TTTGAAGATCTCATGCCAGGAGCAAGTGTAAAGAATAAACCTATTACTCCTCCTACTAGTGAGGAAGAGGAAGAAACAAAAATTGATCTTGAAGGAGTAGGAGAAGAACTCAGTGAAGAAGAATTAGATAATATTCGTAAGAATACTAAAACTGAAACTGAGGAAGAGAAAGAGGAAGAGCTTGAAGAAGAAGATAAAGAAGTAAAATCTAAATCTAAAGCTAAACCTAAAACTACTACAAAGGAAGAAACAGAAGAACCTGAAGTTGAGGAAGAAGAACCAGAAGAGTCTACTGATGAAACTACCATAGTAACAGGTTTTTTTGATTCTTTGTCTGAAAAGTTAGGTTGGGACGACATTGAAGATGATGATAAACCTAAGACTGTTGAAGATCTTATTGATTACTTTAACGATGTAATTGAAGAAAACTCAGTACCACAATACGCTAGTGAAGAAGTTGAGCAACTTGATAAGTTTGTTAAGAATGGTGGTAATTTAAGAGATTATTTCTCAATTGACAGCGAAATTGATCTTGATGATATTGATCTTGAAGACGAGAGTAATCAGAAGTTAGTATTAAAAGAATTTCTTAAAGAAAAAGGATTTAATACTAAACAGATTGAAAAGAAACTCACTAAATATGAGGAAGCTGGTATTCTTGAAGATGAATCATAGGATGCTGCTGAAGCTCTTAAGGATATAAGAGAGAGTAAGAAACAACAGCTATTGAAAGATCAAGAAAATGCTGCTAAGCTTGCAGCTCAACGCCAACAGGAGTACTTTGATACCGTTGTCAACGAAATAAAGGGCATGGATAATATCCGCGGTGTTAAAATTCCTGAAAAGGATAAACAGATACTGTTGGAATATATATTCAAGCCTACCTCTGATGGTATGACTAAATTCCAAAAGGATTGGTCTAAGAGCGTAAAAAATTTAATTGAGTCTGCCTACTTTACTATGAAAGGAGACACACTTGTAAAAGCCGCCGAAGTAAAAGGTCAAAATGCAGCTATTAACAAGTTTAAGAATAGTCTTAACAGAACAGGAGTAAGTAGAAAGACTAAGAAACAGGATAACACTAGCACCGAGTCTATGTGGAATTCTTTTGCGCGAAGATTACGTGCAGATTAATATTAACTAATAAAAATTAAAATTACTAGTATTTTATGGATAATAATATTCTAAATAACTTAGTTTTATACAAAGGTAAATGGTTCAGTGATTTGATTGATACCGCTAAGATTTCTGCGGCTTCTCAATAGAATCCATATCAGGTTGCTACCGTGTTGTCTTATGTATTCGGAACTAAGGATAATGGTTACAACACTTCTTTGGATATGCTTACTGGTGGTCTTGGTAACGTAATGACCATTGATCAACCGAGCTGGGAGTGGAATGTAATGATTGATGCCGATAGAGCAGTTACAATTAGAGATGCAAAATGGAATGGCGCAGCTATTACAGATAATTCAACTGCAGGTCTTGGCAATACACCGATTATGCTGTGGTTAGAAGATAACTGGTTTGGTCCTACTGCTGTATTGGAATTTGATGATAAGGAATTCCAAGTACGTGTAGCAGGTGCTCCGTATCAGGACGGTAACCTGTGGGTATATACTTGTTTTGTAGCTGATGGTCAGCCTACTTCTTATATCCCTGCAGAACTCTTGAAACCGGGTTGCCAAGTATCTCGTCTGGCTTCTGCTGTTGAAGAATACAGTGAAGAGGGCGATATCCTGAACTATAATACTCATTTCAAGATGCGTAATTATCTTACTACAATTCGTATCAACTATGATATTACTGGTTCAGCTTATTCTACGGTAATGGCAATTGCTTTGTAGGATCCTAAGACTGGTAAGAAGTCTTATTTGTGGGCTGATTATCAGGAATGGGTAGCTCTGCGTGAATGGTATAAGAGATGTGAACGTATGTTGGTTTACATGAAATCTAATGTAAACAAAGATGGTTCTTGTAATCTGAAGGGTACTAACGGCCGTCCAGTATTTATTGGCGCTGGTCTGTTGGAACAGATTGCTCCGTCTAATAGACGTTACTATACTCATCTTACTGCAGAACTGTTGGAAGACTTCCTGTTTGACCTGTCTTATAATGTACTTGGTACTAACGAACGTAAGTTTGTTGCATTGACTGGTGAAATGGGTATCCGTGAATTTGATAGAATTTTGAAGGAAAAGGTAGTTAACATGAACCTGATTGATACTGTATTTGTAACTGGTTCTGGTGACAGCCTTACTTTTGGTGGTCAGTTCAAGACTTATAAGATGACTAATGGTATCGAATTGACTCTGAAGTATTTCCCGCTGTATGACGATATTACTTACAATCGTAAGTTACATCCGGTTACTTTGAAACCGCTGGAATCATATCGTATGACATTCCTGGATCTGGGTAGACGTGATGGTGAAGCTAATATCGTTAAGGTAGTTCGTAAGGATCGTGAATTCGTAACTTGGACTACTGGTGGTGCAGTTCTTCCGTCTGGCTACGGTAAGTCTATTAATACTCTGAGATCTAATGGTAAGGACGGGTACACCGTATTCTTCCTTGGAGAAATGGGTATTATGCTTAGAGACCCCAGAGCATGTGGAGAATTAATATGTGACGCAGATTAATTCAAAAAAGTTAAACTAATTTGGGAACCTTATTAAGCTACTCCCGTTATTAACATATCTAACACATTAAGGATATGAAAAGTAACGAAGTATATAAAATAACAAATAAGTTAACTAATAAGGTTTATATTGGAATAACAAATCAAGGTTCTGGTGCGAGATATCGCCATCATTGGTATGAATCTCGCATCGGCGAACCTTCTCCGATTCATCGTTCTATGGCGAAATATGGCGAAGAAAGTTTTACATTAGAAATAATTGATTTTGCTGATACCTACGATGAGTTAAAAGAAAAAGAGAAATACTGGATTAAATGGTATAATTCTACAGATAGGAGTATAGGGTATAACTTAACTGAAGGCGGAGACGGAACTTTTGGTAGAATGCATTCTGAAGAGACCAAAGAAAAAATCAGACAAAAAGCCTTAGGTCGTAAAGCGTCAGAAGATACTAAAAAGAAGATGTCTGAATCTAGAAAAGGTAAATGTTCTGATAAACAAAAGGAACACTTATCTAAATTGCAAGAGCAATGTAAAACTAAAGTTTATCAGTACTCTAAAACTGGAGAGTTTATAGCAGAGTATGATTCTATTATAGAGGCTTGCAAAGCTAATGGTTTAAGCCGTAATACCATCCGCATCCAATTAAAGAATCCTCCAAGAAATCCAAATGATCACAGAATAAAATTTCTCTGGAAAACTGTTAAAACAGAAAGATACTAACTGAACAATCTAATTAATAATTATGGAAGTAATCGTTAGAATCATGAAAGTCAATCCGTGGACTGGTCTTACTAAATGGCCTACTACATATGATTATGTAGGACCTTATTGGACACGCAACGGAAATATCTACACTGGCTTGAGCACAGCTGATGCTCGTAGATTAGAGAAAGCCTTAGGTAAGCAAGAAGGAGAATTGAATCCAGATAGTGAATTCTGGG